TTAAAGTATGTCCAATTTTTTAAATACCTCATATTCACGTTGTTTTTTATTCTCAGTTATATGAATGTATATTTGTTTTGTTATTCCATCATCTTCATGCCCTAATCTTCTTTGTATCATGTCTAATGGAAGCCCCATGTCAGCCAGTATACTAGCGTGAGTATGTCTATAGATATGTAACCTTATAGGATATATACCGTGTTTTTCTAGAACTTTACGTACACTGGTATAGTACTGATGTTTACCTAGAGTGTTAGGAAATACGATATTTGAATTTATTCCGTTAATACGTTTTAGAAGTTTCATCTCATTTGTTATCTGAACACATCTAGAATTGATACCAATAGTTCTAATAGAAGCTTTACTTTTAGGAGTAGTTAGCTTAAAGTCGGTGTAATTCTTTGTAACCTCAAGTTTGTAATCGTGAATATCATCATGAGTAATTGCTAGAGCTTCCCCAATCCGTAGGCCGGTAACATGTGTTATTATGATATCGTGGAAGTATAAAGGAGAGCCATTAAATAAATTCATATAATCTCTAGAGCGAGAGCTTTTACTTCCACATTGATTGGTAGATACATTTTAAACCTCCTTTAATTTTTATATGTTATTCGGGAAAAGATAGCTTAGCACTGAGTAGAGATGTGGTAAAAATACTTGGGCAAAAGGCTATCTTTTTTTGTTGGAACATATTGGCAAGATACGTATAAATACGTATAATAATAAGTGTAAGGAGGTAGCACAAATGCCAATGACGTCTAAAGAGATGATTAAACTTCTAAAAGACAATGGATTCGTCGAAGTTAAGGGCGGTAAAGGGTCTCATAGAAAGTTTGAAAATCCAAAAACCGGTAAGGCTACTGTAGTACCGTTTCACTCAAAGGACTTGAAAAAAGGAACCGCTGTATGATGATTTTTTGGGAAAAAAGAAATTCCCAAAGGCCACTTCAATAGAGGATGTGGTTATAGAAAAGGCTAGAGGTGTTAATTTTTCACAAGTGTTACAGGATGCACTAAGACAAGAATTTGATATAGATTAGAGCAAGGGACTCCTAACAGGGTCCTTTTTTAATATAAAAGTTGGGTAAAACGAAGAAAAGTTGAGAAAGGTGGTGAGCCTGATGGCAAAAGGTAAATATCAAGAATGGCTAGAGCCTGGGGTCTTGCTGAAACTTGAGGGTTGGGCTAGAGATGGCCTGACAGATGAACAAATTGCAAAAAATATGGGTGTTAGAACATCTACATTATACGACTGGAAAAAGAAATATTCGGAGATTTCGGAGTCCTTAAAAAGGGGTAAAGAAGTTGTTGATAGACAAGTTGAAAATGCCTTGCTAAAAAAGGCACTAGGGTATAGTTATACCGAGACAACAAGAGAACTAGTTGGAACAAAGATGCTTGTTACTAAAGAAATTGTGAAGGAAGTACAACCAGATACTACAGCACAGATATTCTGGCTAAAAAATAGAAGGCCTGATATGTGGAGAGATAGAAAAGATTTTGAAACAAAGGTTGACGTAAATCAACAGGATCCTTTTAAAGATATGACTAAGGAAGAGCTACTAAAGATAGCTAGTGTTGAAGATGGATAGAGAGCTGATAAAACAAAGGGCAAAAATAGAACTTGCAAGGCGTGAGTTCTTTTTTTATTGCAACCTTAAGGCTCCAGACTTCTACAAGCCTAACAGAAAATTCTTAGTTGATTTATGTAACGAGCTTCAAAGTTTCTATGAGCAATCTGACTATGATGTATTGATCATTAACGAACCACCCAGACATGGAAAGTCAAGGACATACTTGAAATTCTGAAAAAGGCATTAATAGAAAATGCTAAGTCATTTGATGCAAAAGATGAAAGGCTAGGAGCCAATCCTAATCAGATGAACATCCAGTCTATGTATTCAGATATTGACCTCGACTCTAATGATATAGAAACAGAATTTAAGGCATCATTTGAACAACTAACAGAATTTATAAAAATGTACCTGGAGGCAACTACTGATTATAATTCATCAGACAAGGACAAGATAGACATAATATTCAACAAGGATGTACTAATCAATGAGTCGCAGGTAATTGAGGATATAAACAATAGCATGGCTTTACTGTCTATGGAAACGCTGATAGAAAATCATCCATACATTGATGACCCGGCAAAAGAGCTTGAAAGAATTAAATCCGAAAGGGCTGAGCAAGAGCCAGTAGAGATAAATACATATGGCCTAGGTGGTGAGCCAGATGGCGAAGAATAAAAATACTGAGTACTGGGAGAAAAGAGCCTTAGAGCTTGAAAAGGTTAAGGATACCAGGGGTAGAGCAACTCAAAAAGACCTGCATAAGATAAACTTAGATATATCTAAGAGGATGAAAAGAAATATCCATTATTGGGTCAGTAGATTTGCTAGGGATAATGAACTCACATATGCTGAGGCAATGAGGAAGCTATCACCTGAGGAGATAAAAGAGTTTAGAATGGATGTTGATGAGTATGTAAGGGAAGCTAGTAAAAGTACTGATGAAACTCCGGATGAATGGCTACTTAAGATTGCTAATGCTAGTACAACATATCATTTGACTAGGTTGGAAATGTTAAAAATACAGTTGATTAACTCAGTAAATGAGCTAATTAGCAAAGAAAATGACTTAATCTTTAATTTCTTGGAAGATTTATACAAGGATATATATTACAGGAATACTTATGATATTGCTAAGGGTATAGGTGCAGAGCTTAATTTATTCACTCCAAATGAGTATGCAGTAAAGCTTTTAGTTAAGAAACCTTGGACTAAAGATGGTTTAGAGTTCTCTGAGAGGCTCTGGGGTCCTCATAGAGATAAGTTAGTTAAGGAGCTGGGTGAATCCTTAAAAGACTCAATAGCACGTGGAGAAAACGCAATAAAGCTGTCTGAAAGACTGGCTGAGACAATGGGGGCTAGAAAAAATCATGCAGAGGCTTTGCTTCACACTGAGTCAGCGAGAATTGCAGAAGAGGCAAGATTTGATAATTATAGAGATTTAGGAGTAGAGAAGTACATCATAGTAGCCACACTAGACCATAAGACATCATCAATTTGTAGGGATATGGACGGCAAGGCATTTTTAGTAAAAGATAAAAAAGTAGGGGCGAATTATCCACCTTTTCATGTTAGATGTCGTACCACTACAGCTCCATATGACTTAGACGAACAATACATAGGTGAAAGAGCTGCTAGAGACAAGAATGGTAAAACAATCTACGTGCCCAAGGATATGACATATAAGGAGTTTTACAAAAAGTATATAGAATCAGACGAAGATTACAGTGCTGTAGAAAAAGCTTGGAAGAATAGGCATAGTGACAAAAAATCACATGAAAAATATCGTAAAATCTATGGAAAAGATATACCTAAATCATTTGAAGATTTCCAGAAATTGAAGTATAATGATGTTAACAAATGGGAGTCTTTGAAAGCTGAAAAATAGATAGAATAAAGGCTCTTGATTATAATGAAAAATTGGATAGGACTTTCTCAGACTTAGAGGTTAGGGTTTGGTATGATCACAAAGACAAAGGTATTGGAGCATTAATTGACACTTCAAAACCAATAAAAGAGCAGGCAATACAGGCTTGTAATTTAAGAAATATGTATAGAACTCAAGCTAGGGAAATGATGAAAAATCAAGTAAAGCGAAGGAATTTGGATGTAACAGACCCAAATAAAACTTTTGAAGAGTTGTTGGAAAGAAAGAAGTTGAAATATGGATTAGAAGGAGAAGAAGCATACAAAGCTATAGTTGCTAGTAGCATGAAAGCTAATCCTAAAGTTAATAAGATGTTTGGATTGGAGTGATAGTAGTGTATGAATATGGAATATGTCCACAAGCAGATAGGGATATTTTTGATAAACAATGCCTAGCGATTGAGAGAAATATTAAAGACCTACAAAAAAACAATTTAGAAGAAGTTGACGTTGATGGACACCTGATTCAAAAGTATACTCTTCAAGGAAAAAGTGTTGAGGTACATCTCAATAAATATCTAAATGAGGTTTATATAAAATCAGATATAGAGTTAACACAATTTTTCGAATAGAGGTGATGTGATGGATAATATGAAAGTAGTTTATAAGGTCCTTGCGGAAGTTGATAAACAGATGGATAATATAGATTTTGATGAATCTTTTATCAAAAATTTAAAAGTAAGCGATAATAGAATTAATAAAATAATTGAATCTTTGGTAGAAGATGGTTATTTAACTGGAATAAAGATATCAAAATCAAAAACAGGTAATATAGTGATGTTTATAAACCCTAGGCTAACAATCAAAGGGATGGAGTTTCTACAGGAAAACTCAACAATGCAAAAGATTAAGAATGGTTTGAAGGATGTTAAAGACATAACGCCGTTTATATAAGCACTTTAACGATAAATGTTGAGGTGCTTTTTAAGTGCGGAAAGAGAGGTAAAAAGATGAATTACATTGAAAGAATGGAACAGGAATATATAGAGCTTACAGGAAGGGGGGAAAAACTGTACAAAGCTATAAAAACGCTTGAAGGTCTTACACCTGACGAGTTAGGGTTAATGTATGCGCAATATTATTCTATAAAAATTATGAAGAAATATTGTCAAGAAGAATTTCATTAGCGAAAGAACTAAAGAAAGTTATATAACGGATTTTAACGTTTTTTCGACATATAAATCTCGTCCTAGACATGACGCTAAAAGGTCTTATTTTTATGTCTAAATTCGACAAATAAGTCGTTAAAATAAACCTTCGCAGTCGTATCTGCGTAATAAAAACGAAAAGGAGTATAGCAATGAAAAGAGAGTTTTTAAAGAATCTTGAATTAGAAGATGACGTGATTGATAAGATCATGGCTGAACATGGAAAAACAACGAAGAAGTATCTTGATAAGATTGATGCTAAGGACACAGAACTTGGAACTTTACAAGGAGAGCTTAATGATGTCAATGACAAGCTAAAGTCATTTGATGGAATTGATCTTGATAAGCTGAAAAGTGAGGCGTAAGTATGAGGGTGTACTTACTGAAAATGCTATAAATGATTATTTCAAGGATACTAAGTTTACATCAGAACTAGCAAGAAAGGCCACTATAGCTGAGTTTAAGGAGCAGAAGTTTGAGTTAAAAAACGGTAAGTTTACAGGTGCTGATGAGTTCATGGAAAAGTTCAAGAAAGAAAATGAGACTGCATTTGTAAAGGATGGTGCAGAACCAAATAAGCCTCCAGTTAAGGGATTTACTCCAGCGGGTACTGGTGGCGCAGATCCATCAGGTGGTCAGCAGCCTAAATCACTTGCAGATGCAATCAAAACAAAGTTAAGCGGTGAATAGGAAGAGAGGAATAGTAAATGGCAGTAACATTAGAACAAGCAAAATTAAACGTACAGGATGACCTGCAGTTAGGTGTAATTGACGAGTTTAGAAAATCAACGTGGTTATTCGATAACCTTATATTTGATGATGTAGTATCAGCTACAGGTGGAGGTGCTACGTTAACTTATGCCTATACTAGGCTTAAGACACAGCCTACAGCAGGATTCAGAAATGTAAATGAGGAATATGCAACATCTGAAGTGGAAAAGCAGAGATTCACAGCAGACTTAAAAATCTTTGGTGGTGGATTCAAGGTAGATAGAGTAATCGCAAATATGGGCGGAATAGCTGATGAGGTAGCTTTACAGATGGCTCAGAAGATAAAGGCAGCGGGGGCGTTATTTAATGATACAGTAATCAATGGTGATTCAGCCGTAGACTCAAAGTCTTCTTCTATGGCTAATCTGCCGATTAGGCAGTTAAAAAATAAATATTTGATTATTGGGAAGGCTGGTGAAAATCCAACCTTCCTTTAAATTATAATATAACTTAATTTTTTGCATGTCAATAAAAACTGCTATAAAGTCAGTTTTAAATCTAGTAACTTATGCGTTCTTCGAACATGATTGATAGTTCTCCGAATATAGAACCCCAATTTCTAATAGGGTGAGTCCATTTTTTGCTTATTTTTTCTACTGATAAAAATAAAGCTTTTTCCAAAGAAGATTTAGTCGGGAATACACTTCTATTCCTGTTTAATCTCTTAAACTGGGCATTGAGGCTCTCTATAGCGTTTGTAGTGTATATAACTCTTCTAGTTTCTGGAGAAAATTTAAAAATAGGAATTATACAATCCCAGTTTGTATACCATGATTTAAGGGAATTCGGGTATTTTTCAGACCATTTTTCACTAACAGCATCTAAATTTTGCCTGGCCTGTTCTTCGGATCCTGACAAGTAAATTGATTTTAAATCCGCAGCAAACTCTTTCTTGTTTTTGTAGCTAACGTATTTCAAAGTATTTCTGACTTGATGTACTATACAGCGTTGGTATTCAGTATTTGGAAAAGCCACGTTTATGGACTCTTTAATACCTGTTAATCCGTCTGCACAAATTATCATAATGTCCTTTAGCCCTCTGTTTTTAAGCTCATTAAATACTGATAACCAGTATTTTGAAGATTCGGCATCGCCAACGTAAAGTCCTAGAACTTCTTTCATACCTTCGGTCGTAACGCCTAAGATTACATAGGCAGCTCTCTTTTTTACTATTCCAGCATCTTTTACTGAAAAATGAACTGCATCAATGTAAATAACGGGATAAACCGAATCAAGAGGTCGAGATTTCCATTCTTCAATTCTTGGTATTACTTTATCAGTTATATCACTTATCATGGATTCTGATACTTCAAATCCATATATATCTTCGATTTCTTCGACTATTGTTTTATTAGTCAAGCCGGAGGCATACATACTTATTATTTTTTGTTCAATTTCCGATATATCCTTTTGTCTTTTTTTAATAACCTTAGGTTCAAATTGAGATTCTCTATCCTGTGGAACATCTATCTCAAATTCCCCAATTGAGCTTCTAACCTTTTTACTCTTATAACCGTTTCTGCTGTTTTCAACGTCTTCATCCCTAGAATATTTCTCATATCCTAAATGCTCATTCATTTCTGCTTCTAACATATCCTGTAGTGTTTCTCCTAACAAGTCTTTTAAAGCTTCTTGAATATCCTTAGCTGTTTTTATATCATAAGTTTTTATTAATTCCCTTACAATATTTTTCTTAGCTGGATTCATTGGTTCTCTTTTTCTTCTTCCCATAACAAAAGTTCTCCTATGATAATAATTTTACCATAGAAGGACTTACAATTTTACAGACTTTTTTACATACACTCCTTAGATGCCACCCGTTTTTTTCAGTTCTTTTTTTCTTATTTTCATCAAATTTTCCATCTCTTCAATATCATCTAGAGTAGCCTGTTTTTTGATGAAATTTCTTGCTGTAGAACGATTTCTTAAATATCTAGCATATTCCCTATTTTTTTCTTGCCACTTTTTATTTGATATTGTTTGTTTGTTTTTATCTTCCATCACCTTGTATCCTTCCTCTTGCTCTGATATAATTAAATCACTAGAGAGGTGAGCAAGCACCTCAGTAGTGTTTTTTGTATTTGCCCTGCTATTTGATTACTTATTTAGTAGGGCTTTGATTTTTGTTTCGATTTCTTCGACACTCTTACTTTCTTTTACTAGAAGTAACATTTCAGTAAGTACTCTCTTTTCAATTTCTTCTTTTAAAGTTTCTGCCAAATTCATTTCCTCGTCCATTTTTGTCTCCTTTCTGCTCTTGCTAGCTTACTTGCAAGTTATTGCTTACTATACTTACATTATACTACCGATAGTAAAATATGCCGATACTTTTTATAAACTTTTTTAAAAAAAATAAGGGGGCCTTAAGGGGCTCTTAATTAGGGATTTATTTCCTTAAAATTTAATCGGCATGAAGGTATGACCTTTGTGCCGATTTTTATATGTCAATTTTCCCTATAAAGTTCCAATAAATCCAAATGCTTTGTTTCTTTTAATTTGTACCTGGGACTTTTTCTGATTGTTCTACATAAATCTTATCTACAAAAGTTCTTATTATTTCTGGATCGAGTTCCTTTATCCTGATTGACTGCCAGCTCTCCTTGGGGATGCTCACGGTCAACGCCTTGGCTGCTGCCAACAGGGCCATAATCCCCGTCCAGGCGGAGTATTTGCCCGCCAAGGGCCTGGAACAGCTTCTATCTACGGTCAGTAAGGTGAAACGGCAGATCAATCCAAAGCTCCAGATTGACGGTATCCTGCTGACGATGGTGGATAACCGCACCAACTTTGCCAAAGAGATTGCTGCTTTGCTGCGGGACACCTATGGAAGTAAAATCAAAGTCTTTGGAACGGAGATTCCACACTCTGTCCGTGCAAAGGAAATTAGCGCAGAGGGAAAAAGTATTTTCGCCCATGACCCTAGCGGCAAGGTGGCAGAGGGGTATCGAAATCTGACGCAGGAGGTGACGAAACTTGAAAAGCAGCGCGAAAAAAGTAGAGCTGGCATCGGTAGATGACTTGTTTTCCACCGAGGAAAGCCGTTTGGAAGAACGGCTGGAGAAGATTCAGGAAATCCCCTTGTCTGAACTGCATCCTTTTAAGAACCATCCGTTCAAAGTCAAGGATGATGAAGCCATGCTGGAAACTGCGGACAGTATCAAGCAGTATGGTGTGCTGGTTCCGGCGATTGCAAGACCTGACCCGGAGGGCGGCTACGAGCTGGTAGCCGGACACAGGCGGCACAGGGCCAGTGAACTGGCTGAGAAAGAAACCATGCCGGTCATTGTCCGGGATTTGGACGATGATGCTGCCACCATCATTATGGTGGACAGCAACTTTCAGCGTGAAAGCCTGCTCCCCAGTGAGAGAGCTTTCGCTTATAAGATGAAGCTGGAGGCTATGCGACATCAGGGAGAACGCATGGATTTAACTTCCGCCCAAGTTGGGCGGAAGTTGGCTGGTAAAGAATCCAGAGAAATTTTGGCAGAACAGGTCGGCCAAAGCCGTAACCAGATTTCCCGCTATATACGCCTGGCCGAACTGATTCCCGAACTGATGGATATGGTGGATGAGCGAAAAATCGCTCTCAATCCGGCGTATGAGCTGTCGTTCCTACTGGGGGCCGGGTACAGTGAATCAGAAATCCGTGCGGTGCTGGCCGGAGAAAAACAGCATACGCCCCGTAAAAAATCCATCGTGCAGCCGGAGCCGCCCAAGGTCAAAGACCTGCAAGCCGAGTATGCCAAACTGCTGGAGGAAAAGAAGAAAACCTACGCCGAGTACCGGCGTTCCCGTGAAGAGATGCGGGAGCTTTTGACTGCCAAAGCCAATGTGGATCGGCTGCTGAAAATGGACGAAGAACAGAAAAAGGAACAGGAAAAAGACCACGGCCAGCGGTAA